TTGGTGAATGTAGGTGTGCTGGTGCTACCAGTCACTATGGTTGCTCCTGCCGGATTGCGTTCAAACAACTGCAGGGTGAAGGTACCGTTGTAAGGATATGCGCCCACGCTGCTGGTTGCTGGATCCACATTGTATTGTGTATAGGTTGTGCCTGCAGGAATATTCTTACCACCACCTGTGGCATCAAATGATGCATTGGCACTCCAGTCATTTTCATATACCGGGGCAGACTGTGCCACAAACAAGCCCAATGGTGTGCTGTATTTTTCCACAATCATAGCAGTACCAAGATTTTGTGCAGTGGTCTTGTTCCACACACTGCCTGTGGGGCGTGGTGTGATGTCGGTGGCTCTCCAACGTGGGTTCTGAAAACTAGGACTTTGTTGCAGCCCGGGTGCATAGTAAGTGGTATCTGCGGTGAGACCCAGAGTGGTAAGCAATCCGGATGTTGATCCTGTGGAACTGATCAAGATGATACCATCATCAGCTGTGGAACCATCGGCTGTGGCTGTGCTGTCTGCAAACAAGCAAAGTTTGTTGTCAATCACAGCAGAATACACACCAGTGATGTTGGCAGTGTTGATGGCAGCACTGAGTCCTTGGATGGTGTTGTTGGCCGACGCAGGCACTGCCACTGATGTACCATTGATCACAATGGTGTTGCCTGCGGAGAGTGCTGTGGTCACTGCATTGGCACCTTGCACAGCAGGCCAACTCAATTTCCAATCGTCGCTGCCTACCAGAACCCAGGTGTTGAACAAGCCACTGAGAGTGGCCGAATTGCCTGTTGCAGCCACTACTGCACCATTCTTGTAGTACACAGGATTGGCTGTGTTGGTGGCCACCACAGCGTAGTCTCCGATGGCACCGTAATCTTGCAGTGGTATACCATTGCTGAGTTCAGCAGTGCTGGTGATCACGCTGGGTATTGTGCTTGTGAATGCACCCGTGGTTTGATTCCATTCAAAGATACCCCACTGAGTCACAGCAGTATTCAACCAATATGTACCATTGTCAGGGTCACCAGTAGGGCGAACCAAGGTGGCAGTGAGTTCGGTGAGATCAATATCCACACGCTGTACATATGCACGATTGGTCACACCCAGTGCGGAAAACGCAGCTAACAAGCCGTATTCGTTGAGTTCGTAACCATTGATGGGTGTGCCTGCTGTGGTTTTGTAGAAGAATGGATTGCCAAATGTGGCTGACAGATCACGCTGACTGGTGATCAGATACAGGCGATTGGCGTTGACTGCTAGGGTTCCTGCTGCTACTCCTACTCCTGAACCTGATACTTTGTTCTGTGCTGTGGCGATCAGAAAGTAAGGTACTGAATTTGTGGCTGCTGGAAGATACTGACTTTCGTCAATTACTGTGACTTGGACTCCGGGTGATACTAGTGCCATGTTGGCTCCTTTAAAAACTGTTATAGATATTTATCGGATGTGGTCAAAACTCATGGTGTTGCGATGCCCTTTGCCAAAGGTTTATGGCATAAATATGTCATGAGACCCATGTGTACAGCCTGCAATCAACGCTTGGTGGCAGTGAACTATCGCCGAGACGATGTCACGCACTATCGCACCAGATGCGATCACTGCATACGTCGAAACAAAAAGATTCGGCCGCCAGAAGCACTGTGGAAAAAGGCCGGTTATAAGAAAAAACTCACATGCGATCGCTGTGGATTCCGGCCTAGGTATGCCAGCCAGACCTTGGTGTATCACATGGATGGCAACATGAGGAATGTTGCTCTGAACAATCTCAGGACTGTGTGCCTGAACTGTGTGGAGGAAGTCAGGCGGTTAGACGTTCCTTGGGTGCCAAATCCACTGCAAGCAGATCGCTAAGTTGATCATACAACTCAGCCACGTTGCGATTGTTTTCTACCACATGGTCAAATGTGGTGCCTGCCCAGGAATATTCTGATGCATGTACACCCTCAGAATCCAGCCAACGCTGTGCTGCTTCATCGCCATGATTGGCCTTGGCTGCAATGTCATACCAGTGCGGGATCATTCCACGTTGGACCCAGATCACCCGACCACCGATATTCTTGATAGCAGCCACTTCGTTGTAGAATCTGCAATCTGAGATCACGATATTATCCGAGCTTTTCCGCAGTTTGTTTTCTAAACTGGCGATCCAGATATCTGTGTGAAAAGAATTCCTGCCCACTTCTGTACCCCAATGTTGCAGAATCCAGCGTGGGGTCAAGTGTGGCATACCAAGTCGATCAGCCCACCAAGAGTCCACTTGCTCACGCCATTCTCGGGCTGATTTTGTTCGGCCTTCTAGTAATTCTCGATCCCAGCCGAACACCGCTGCCACAGCGTCTTTGAGTGTGGCAGCAAACGAGTCTCGGCGGAAACCGTGGAAGTTCACAAGATAGTCAGCAGCAGTGTCTTTGCTTGCACCAATGAATCCGCAGATTCCGATTATCATACCAATTCCTTTATGTTTAGATGTTTGAGTGTGGCCTGTAGCAGGTCAATCTGTCTACGGCAATCTTCAAGAGCATGGTGGCTGGTTGGCGGTTTGCCTAATCCAGGATATAATGCATACACAGTTCGAGCATCTCTTACTCTGTAGTATTGCCAAGGCAGTGGCCGCCCATAACTCTTGTAAGCATGCTCAAGAATGTTCATATCAAATGTGGGCCCATTGGCCCAGATTGATTTTGATCGCCAGATCAGTCGACCCAGTTCTTCCAGTGCTGTGTCTAACGGAATGCGATTGTCAGGGCCAAATGCTTCTTCCTGTGCTGCTGCGGGTTGGGTTGCCCACCAGTCGATCGTGCCCTGTTCGATGTTGCGATCAGGTTGACTGTCCGGATCGATCCTAGCATAGAATTGTTGAGTGTGATAGCCTGTGCCCAACGGATCAAATGTCTGGGCGGCGATGGTTAGGATACAGGCTTCAGGGCCTGTGCCTACCGTTTCAATATCAATCATTAAATCAGCCATGTGCTGATTATAGCACAGATCTCAGCCAATCACAAAGGTTAACGGTTGACTTCCATCCACATAATTTACCAATTGTGTAATTAACGAATCCATTTCAGCTTTGGCTTCCGATTTCATGGCTGTACCGTTCAATGTGCCTCCACCATTGGGTCCAGCGATAGTGCCAAATTTCTCACGGGCTTCACCAATGATCATCTTGCTCACTGCTACCATGTAATCTCTGATCCATTGCTGGATCTGGAAATCAGCCAACAACTGAATCTCGGGCTTGAGATTGTAGGTCCACAACAGCACTACCTCACCGCCTCCGGGAGGATTTCGGATGATTTGCAGTTTCTTTGTGACAGGATTCCAAGTGTAATTTAGGAATCCACCAAACATCCTGGCAGCCAATTCCACATATTGACTGTAGAAATCGTATGTGGCCAAGCCACCAGATTGATTGAAGTTGATTAGGTACACATTCATCTGTGCTTGACTAAACGGATCAAAGTTTGATCCCATGGGCCCCGATGCTATACCAAAGGTGCGTTTGAAGATCTGTCGCACACTCTGCACTTCCTGGGGCAGGGTATAGATGTTTTGTTGATTCACCAACTGCATGAAGCTGTATGACTCTTCATACGCATTATTAGCCCGTTGACGGTAAGTGCCAATGGTCTTCTGATACGCTGCTTCAAAGTGTGCCGGGTCCAGTTCAATGTCAATGATCTGGCTGCCCAATTGCAGGCGCACATACTCAAAAAGATTGTTCTTGAGTGTTACTAGGTCTATGGGTTGTTGTTCTTGCATCAGGGACTCCGTCCCTGATATTTAGCACATTACCAGACCTTGAGTATGATCAAGTTGTCGTTGCCACGCCCGTTCCATTGGGTCTCTGTGGTGCCTAACTCTTTGAAGATCTTGCGTGTGGCTGGCTTGCCTGCTGCTAACAGTGCTTTCAAGGTCTCTGCTGGTTTACGCAGGGTTTTCTGCGAACTTGTGCCGGTGTCAAAGCCAATCACAGCAGAACTCTTCACAGTAAAGTTGCCGCGATGTGCATCACCAACCACATGGATCAGCTTGCGTTTCACAGTGTCGTAGAGCCAAGCTTCTGTGGCATCAACCAGTTTCACCGCAGGTTCACTAACCAGTTTGAGGTCTGGGAATGTCTTGAGATACTTGAACTTGGCTGTGACTTTTTCAGCACTCACTGCTTTCTTGGCTCGCGGTTTGCGTTCCACTTTCTTGATCTGCACATAGTTGTTGCAGTCAGTGATTACTTGCTCAGCAAACTTTACCAGTTGCTTGAGCTGAGTTTTGGTAAAACGACCGTAGCCTTCCACCAATTGTGCATCCTTGCCTGC